ATTGTTGCTGGTGTCCGTAGGTTAAGCGTCAAGAATCATAACAATATTTCTCACCTAGTAGATAATCCACGCTTCAAGCTTATTGATCTCGATGTTGCAGATCAGGCTAACACAGATATAGTAATAGCAGAAGAGAAGCCAGACTACTTTATTAATTTTGCAGCGAATTCTTTCGTGGGTGTAAGCTGGAAAATGCCAGTGAATCACATGGAGACTAATGCTATGGCGGTCTTGTATCAACTTGAGGCGATACGCAAACATTGCCCCGAATGTCGATACTATAACGCTGGCTCCTCAGAGGAGTTTGGAGACGTTTTACATTCTCCTCAATCAGAGTCTCACCCTTTGCGCCCAAGAAGCCCGTACGGAGTCTCTAAGGCCAGCGCGAGGCATATGGTGAAGGTTTGGAGGGAGTCTTACGACTTGTATGCTATTCAAGGTTGGTTATTCAATCATGAAGGCACTCGTCGAGGGGAAGAGTTTGTCACTCGTAAAATCACCAAAAACGTAGCTCGTATTCAAAAAGAATACGCTAGCGGTGAGTTCAAACCTCTAGAATTGGGCAACGTAGATGCCATGCGAGATTGGAGTGACGCTGAAGATTTCGTCGAAGGTATTTGGTTAATGCTTAATCAAGAAAAACCTAAAGAATATGTTCTTTCTTCAAATGAAACTCACACTATTCGGGAGTTTGTAGAGGAAGCGTTTAATTTTTCTGGCTTTGGTTCCGAGAAGTGTCGTTGGGATGGTCATGGGGTCAATGAGAAATATTACCACGAAGATAAGATTCTAGTGCAGATCAATACAGACTTTTATCGCCCCGCTGAAGTTGAGCTTCTTTTGGGGGATTCTGATTTAGCTAGAAAAGAATTAGGTTGGAAGCCAAAAACAGATTTTTTAGGTTTGGTGAGGAAAATGGTTGCAAACGATATTGATCTATGCTAGGATAACTTTATGCCAAGAGGTAAAAAGCAATGCCCTAGCTGCGAAGATTTTGTCGCAACTAGGGCTTCTTGTTGTGGTTGTGGTCACATCTTTACAAAAAAGAAAGATGCTAAACTTAAGACCACCAAACCTAAGACTGCCAAACCCAAGATAAGCAAAATAGACATCTTAAAAAGGCTAGTTGAAGACCCCAAAAATAATAAAAGGTTTTTTTATGCTAGGGAAATGAAGATGCTGAATGATTTAGTGGATCTCTATTCACTTGAATTTATGAATGTGGTCAACCTCGGTAGGAGATTTGAATCCTTAGCTTACTTTAAACATTCAAAAGTTAAGGAGAAGCTTGACAGGAGGTTCAGAGAGTTTAATTATGTGACAGACAAGTCACGATACCCCGAATACAATCTAGGTGAAAAAAGCGGCGAAGATCGATTCGTCAAAAGAAAGAAGAGAACAGTAAAAGACTTTTTAGAAGAAGAATAATATGGCTAATAAAAAAACAGCAGGGACAATAGACTCCAAAAATCTAGTTGGCAATTTTTTGAAGAACAATAAAGAAGATCACTTCAACTATGAAGAGCAAGTGAACTACAGGGTGTCAAGTGGATCTCTGGAGTTCGATCATCATCTTGATGGAGGCTTCGGCCCCGGATTGCATAGGTTTGTCGGAATGAATGAAGGGGGGAAGACTTCAGCTTCTTTGGAGGTAATGAAGAACTTCTTAAAGATGCCTAAATCAAAAGGAGTTTACTTCAAAGCGGAAGGTAGGCTTTCTGACGAAATGATTAAGAGGTGCGGAGTTAAGTTTGTTTTCAATCATGAAGAGTGGGAAGAAGGCACATGCTTTGTGTTTGAGTCTAATATTTACGAGACTGTAGTAGATTTAATGCGTCAGCTAGTGTCCTCAAATGACGAGAAAAATAAATATTGCTTTGTGCTAGACTCTGTTGATGGATTAATCAAGAAAGCTGATAACGCAAAAACATTTGAAGATGCTGTTCAAGTAGCTGGAGGAGCAAACATTGCAGCTACATTTATGAAGAAAATGTCAATAGCTCTTGGGAAAAGGGGCCATATGGCAATCTTTGTTTCTCAGGTTAGAGCAGATATTAAGCTAGACCCATACTCAAAAACTCCTGTTCGCCAGACAACTGCGACAGGTGGCAATGCTCTACTCCACTTCGCCAACTGGATCATTGAGTTTGAGCCTCGCTTCGGTGGAGATCAGATACTACTTAATCCATCTGTCAAAAAGATGGACCCAAAGACTAATCCAGCTATTGGACATTATGCTAAAGTAGTTGTAAAAAAATCTCCAAACGAAAAAACTAATACTCGGATATCTTATCCGATCCGCTATGGAAGAACTGGTGGCAATTCAATCTGGGTAGAGAAAGAGGTTGTTGGAACTCTTGAAGCTTGGGAGTTCATCAAAAAGGCTGGAGCTTGGATTTCGATCACAGAAGATTTTAGAGAAGTCCTTTCTGAAGGAGGCTTTTCGCTTCCTGAAAAAGTTCAGGGAGAGAATAAGTTATTTTCTTTGATTGAAGATGACTCAGCCCTCTGTCAATATTTAGTAGCGTATTTTAAGAAAATGTTTAGCGGTCAAGAATGAAATTTTACTCTACAGACGGCAAATTAAGAAACCTTAAAAATCCCAGAAAATATCATATAGATTGGGAAGCTTCTAGTCGCAGTAAGTTTCAGAAAAGCGTTAAAGATTTCCTCTATCCATACTGGAGTAGCGATGTTGTTTTCGAAGAGTTTAAGGTTGTTGGCAGTCGATTGTCATTAGACTTTTACAACGCTAATAAAAAAATAGCGATTGAAGTTCAAGGCGCTCAACACACCAAATACGTCAAACATTTTCATAAGAACAGATTCAAGTTTTTAGACCAACTAAAAAGAGATCAAAAAAAGCTCGACTTCTGCGAGATGAACGATATAAAACTGGTAGAGATATACCCTAATGACACTGTAGATCAGTCATTTTTTGAAAACCAAGATATTTACCTATGAGCAAAGATGAAGAAGCATTCTCAATCCCAAGTGGATTTGTGGAGAAACTGTACGAAATTTCTGGCGACTCCGATAAGCATAAGGGAGTTATTATGATTGCAGCCAATGAATCTGGCGATCCAATTATTTATACCAAATTTGATTCTGCTATCACCGAATTAGGTTTAACTAAAGCTCTTAGTCAGTACCTTGATAGAATAGAAAAAGAAAACGAACAACCTAATGATCTATAGCTACGAATTAGAAAAACAGCTTTTAGCTGGACTACTAAAAGACCCACCCTCCCTTATTGAGATTTCTAATTTCATTAGCCATAAGGATTTTTATTCTGAAGCTTCTTTTTTACATGCTACCATTTTCAGGGTAATTAAACAATCTGTTGATGCAGGAGAGGAGTTAGATAATATTATCTTGGCTCAAAGGGTTAATGAAGTTGGACTTAGCTTTGAAGGAAATATCAATGCTGCTGATTACATTAAGTCTCTTGCTATGCGATCTGTCCCTTCAGGGAATCTGATCAAAACGGCAAAGGAGCTTAAGAAGTTCTCCATTAGAAGAGAGATCGTAGAGTCTTCAGAGTTAATCTCAAAGAAGATGAAGGGGATGGCTCCAGAGTCCACTTATAGAGAGATTGTTGAAACAGCCGATCAGATTTACAACTCTAAGATTAACCTGTTTGATATTGGAAGCGATATTCCTGAAAATATCTATGAAGATATGGAGCATATGATCGAGGAGCGAGGCAATAATCCAATCGAAGAGTTTGGAATGATGGGACCGCATGATAAAGTAAATGATATTTACGGTTCTCTTTTACGTCCGGGCAATATCACCGTCATTGTTGCTCGTTCTGGAGTTGGCAAGACTCAGTTCTGTATGGATTACGCGACTAAGGTCGCACTAAAATACGATGTTCCAGTTTTGCATTTTGATAATGGCGAAATGAGCAAAGAGGAACTGATTATGCGTCAGTGTGCAGCTCACTCTGGAGTCCCAATGCATCTTCTTGAAAGTGGCAAGTGGAGACAAGCTGGACAGGATGTGGTTAATAAAGTTAGATCTGTATGGCCAAAAATAAGTAAATTAAAATTTTATTATTACAATGTGGGTGGCATGGATGTTGATGTAATGATTAATACTCTTAAAAGATTTTACTATTCAACTGTTGGCAGAGGAAACAAAATGGTTTTCTCTTTCGATTACATTAAAACAACTAACGACTCTACAGGAAACAAGAATGAGTGGCAGGTTGTTGGTGAGATGGTAGACAAGTTTAAAAGATGCATTCAGAAGGAAGTTCTTGAAAACGGAGACCCAGTTATCCCAATGATCACTTCTGTTCAGTCAAACAGGAGCGGTATCACAACAAACAGAAACTCTCAAAACATTATTGATGACGAGAGTATTGTATCGCTCTCTGATCGAATCACACAGTTTTGTTCCCACATGTTCATCATCAGGCGTAAGACTGAGGACGAGATACAATTGGAGGGACAACGCTTTGGCACTCATAAGATGATCAGTGTCAAGTATAGAAGTCTGGGTAGAGACATAGCTGGGGCTATTGAACCAGTCCAAGTTGAAGATTCTCTAAGAAAGAACTTTATCAATTTAGACTTCAATAATTTTAATATTACGGAGTGTGGCGACTTGAGAGATATTGTCGCTGTACAAAATGGAGATCCACAATTAGATGACAGTATACCAGATGCACCAGCAAGGCAAGACAGAGACGACATCCCAGAACTTGGTTCCTTCTGAAGAGTTTGAGAAGGTTTTAAGTTCAATAGGCTACAAACTTATTGATTGCGGTGATCACTGGAGATCACAAGCTTTATATCGTAATGGGGACAATGCTACCGCTTTAAAAATTTATAAAAATACAGGAGTCTGGATGGACTTTGTAGAACCTAAAGGATCTTTACCTTTTGATGCTTTAGTCCGAATGACTGTGGGAGATGACCATAAGGTCTCTGAAACTTTAAAAAAAATAAAAAGCGATAAAGTTTATGTCGCCCAAAAAGTAGACAGAATAGAAATGGAACAAATTTATCCAGAAGATTGCTTAGACAAACTTTTCCCAAATTA